AGGTAATCTTAATATTAAAACTAATTTAGATATCACTTATACTTTATATGACTTTACAGGTAGAGTAATAATCGAAAATTCAGATGCACAAACGATAGATATTACAACATTACCAAATGGAGTTTATTTCTTATCAATCAAACACCATGACAAAGTATTTAATAAAAGAATTGTAAAAGAAGACTAAGATGAAAAAATTACTATTACTATTATTTATCCCGTTTTCGGTTTACAGTCAAATCAATGTACAGGATCAAATTAAAAAAATTACTAAGTTCTCTACATTTTATGCTGCTTACAACGGTAATAACTCTATCTCGGATATTATTAACTACTCAGTTACAGATGGTTTAACAACCACAACAACAGAGACCCCATTTGATTATTCAGCTGTATTTGGTATTAGAAAGATCCAGAGATTTGGATATGAACCAAACATTCAGAATAGATTTAAAAATGGTACTGAAAACTCATTCTCGGATGCAGCTACTATAGGTAGCAAATCTAAAGGATTTGAGTACTTATTTGAGTTTGATTACAGAAGACAGCAAGGTAAAGAATTTTTAAATCAAGATCATTTTGTAAGATATATTGCTGATAGGTATGTTTTTAAAGTAGAATATCTAGAAGATGGTTTTGCTGATATTGGTTATTTTGAATCCTCAGAAAGATTTAGACATAAATTTAACAGAAAATTCTCAGTTAACATTGGTGCAATGCAACGTATTTCTGAACCTTATGGTTTTGATCCTTTTGCTGATTGTATAAGACCTGATGGTAGTATTCCTTGGATGAAGATTGCTACTGATATGGGGTATAATTGGGGTCTAAATAATATCTATACTGACCCAAATGGTAATGTTGTAGCTAATAGTACAGAAGTATTCCAAGAAGTAATTGTTCCCCAAATTCTTTCTGATTACGCCAACCAACAAAGAAATTCCTTACCTAATAAATGGGAACACTCATTAGTATTAGGTTTTGATTACTATAGATATTCTAAAAACTTTTGGTTACATTCATGGGCTAATCTTTTACCATACCACATTGATATTGAAAACGAATATAGTTACCACAAATTTAATAGTGGTCAATGGGTTGATTATTCAGGTGGTCTAATTTTTGGGTATAGATTTAATAGATCCTTAGGTATTTTTGCTGAAGGTAGATATCACCAATATTGGAACAGAAGTTGGTATGAATTTTCAACAGGTATAAATTACATTATATTATAAGATGGCTCAAAAAATAGACGAAGGAACCCAAATTACATTAGATTTAAAAACAATAGGAATTATTTTATTCTTTGTTGCTACTGTTGTTGGTATGTGGTTTTCACTTAATGCTTCAATTGATGAAGCAAAAGAATTACCTCTCCCACCAGACCCTGAAGTTACAAGAATGGAATTTGATATGAAGGATCAAATGATCCGTCAAACTATTATGACTACTCAAGGTGATGTAACTGAGATTAAAGAAGATATTAAACGTATTGAAGAAAAAATTGACCAACTAAAACGATAGCATTATGAAAAAGTTTTTATTAATAACATTCTTTTTATTAAGTACTATTGTTAAATCTCAAGTAGTTATTCTCCATTTTAATGCAGATTGGAATAAATCTAATGCTGTAGAATGGGTTGAAGACTTAGATGATTGTGATGTTGAATTTGTTGATATTGCAAAAAAACCTAAATTACAAAAAGAATATTCTATCGTTGTAGTACCTACAATTGTAATACTCCAGTATGATGAAGAAAAGAAAAGGTATCAAGCAGATTTAAGTTTTAAGTTAGCAGCTACTAAAGAAGAAGTTCAAGAAATGATTGATGAGCTTATATTAAGTGGGTTCTAATTTAGAAAGATTTCTTAATATTTATAGTCAAATATTGTTACACTAAAGTTTGTTATACTATGTTAAATAAAATAAAGCAACAAATTATGGCTTTTAAAGATATCTTTAAAGACGAAAATGACGTAAATGAAAAGAGCGTTATTGGATTTATGGCATTTGCTGTAATGGTAATATTTGCTGTAATGGATTTAGTAACTGGTTATATCGGTAAAGATTTAGTAGTTAATGAATTTATTTACGAATCATTTTTAATTATTACTCTTGGATGTTTTGGTATAGCAGGACTTGAAAAAATCTTTGGAAAAAAAGGAGAATAATTATGTGTTATACAAGAGAACAAATTGAAACTGCTGTTAAAGCAAAAGGATACAAATGGTTTACAGCTGACAACTATGATGTTAATATTGTAGGAGTTAGAAATGCTGAAACTGAAGGTAAAGTAACTAATCGATTTGATGATTGTGTTACTATTTCATATAAAGATGAAAATGGAGAATGGAATTTCCATTGTTTTGATGCAACCACTGACCCAGGCTCACATTGGGAAAAAAACATTATGAGAAAAGAAGGTGTTGCAATCTTAAAAGAAGGTCAGTATAGAGGTTCTCATATGATTGGGTTACACCAAGGAAAATATGAAGCCCTAAGACAGAAAAAACCCTTAAAAGTATATAGAGATAATGATAAAGATGGAGTATATGACTTTATCGAAGAAAACGTACACGAAGGTATCTATGGAATTAATATCCACAGAGCTACCTCTAGAGAAGGTGGTAAATCAGTTCAAGTAGACAAATGGTCTGCAGGTTGTCAAGTAATTGCTGCAAACAATGATTTTAAGTTATTAATGGAGGTTGTAAATAAGGCTGCTAAAATATGGGGCAACTCGTTTACGTATACATTGATTAACTCAAATGATATTGCTTAATGAAAACCCCTTCAATCTCACTCTGTTTAGGACTTACATCAACTATGACATTTTTAGGAACTTACTTCCTCGAGCTTACTATGGGTAATGCTGAACAATACTTATCTCTTATTGCTGTAATATTCATTGATGGTTTTTTTGGTATAGCAGCTGGTATTAAAAGAGAAGGCTTTCAAACTCGTAAAGCTGTTCGTGTGTTAAAACGTGCTGTAACTTGGATTGCTATTTTAACTGTACTTTTAATGGTAGAAAAAGGATTTACAGGAACAGCTTGGCTTAGCGAAGTAGTTGTTATACCGTTTATAGTGCTACAAATAATTAGCGCCCTTAAGAATGCGTCTATGGCTGGATTTATTAAAGCAGAAGAATTAAATAAAATTTTAGACCGCATAGACAATCATAAGGGCTTTAGAAAATAAACCCCATGTGGAAAAAAATACAAGAAAGGATATTCCCTTTCATAATCGCAACCTCTGCCCTGTCAGTCTCTGCTTCGGCCGCTTTCTACTCAGTTAGCGGTCTTAGCAAGCTTTTTGCTGGAGCAGCATTTGCTGTTATTATTATGGCAACATCTTTAGAGGTAGCTAAATTAGTAATAGCTTCTCTTTTATATCAGTATCGTAAAACAATCCCCCGTCTATTAAAATACTATCTTTCAGCTGCTGCTGTAGTTTTAGTATTAATTACCTCAATGGGTATTTATGGTTTTTTATCTGCTGCTTACCAAGAAACAGCAGCTAAGGCTGGAAGTATAGATTCTCAAATTGCTTTAATAGAGACTAAACGAGATAACGTTAAGGAACAACTCGCGGTATACAACGATGAAAAATCTAGTATTAACACTGCCGTGAGTGATCTTAGATCCGGTTTATCCAACAATAAAATCCAGTATAAAGACAAAGAAACTGGCCAGATTATAAACACAACTTCAAGTTCAACCCGTAGAGCACTAGAAAGACAACTAGATCAAGCTATCCTACGTCAAACTGAAATTAATACTAAAGTAGATGCTTTAAACGAGCAACTATTTGAATATGAGACTGAAATAGTAGAGGTAAAAACTGGGAATGATATAGCAGGTGAATTGGGACCACTTAAGTATCTCTCAGGGTTAACAGGAACTCCAATGGATAAGATTATTAATATCTTATTATTAACTATTATCTTTGTATTTGATCCTTTAGCTATTGCTCTTGTAATTGCAGCTAACTTTGCTTTTGAAAAATTACGTCCTAAAACCAAAGATAACATTTATGGTGAAAAAGTAGTAGTTGAAGACGATGGTTTTTGGACTGAAGAAGAAATGCAAGATTTTAACGAACAGTTTAATGCCGATGATTTATTATCTGATGAAGACGATAAAACTAATCAATTGGAATTTGATTTTAACCAACCAATATCCCCCAAAGAATATCCTACTAAAAAATTAGAGGCTATCTATAAACAGTGGGAAGAAGGTATTGATTGGAATAAGATGGAAGAATTAAGAGATGCTTGGGTTTATCTTTCTCCTGATCATAAAAAATTTTTAGAAGAAAAATATCAAGAATATAAAAATTTTCAAATTAAAGAATTACAAAATCAACATGATGAGGTAAAACGTTCAAATAAAGATTCTAGATGGAAATCTCGTAATTTACAAGAAATAAATGAAAAATTAAATTCATTAAAAAGTAAAAACGATGATTTAACAATAACTTATTAATTTTATTATTTTTTTTCATATTTATAACAAAATAAAATTTATCTAATATTATGTACGGAGCACAAGACCCAGGAAACTGGCAATCATTTACAAATAGAGCAGATGTTAAGGGTCTTCCTTTAAATGAGCAAAAAGACCAATTCCTTAAAGAACAAGTTAATTTCCAAAACATGATGGAGGCTATTAGAGCTCAAGCTCATGTTGGAGGTATTAGAAATAATCCTATTGTTAATGTAGCATTTAACGGAACTGATTTAGATGTAATCTCAGGATTTACTTCAGGACTCCTAGTTAATTATACTTTTCCTGTTACTGTAACAGGTGTACCAACTATTAAAGTACCAAATGATTTACAAGGTAATGGTAACGAATCTACAATAACTTATGGTTATTCAAGTTCTCCTTCCCCTACCTCATTATTATTTACATATACACAAGCAGCTAACGCAAATGGACAAGGTGATATAGGAGCTAATGAATTAGCTGTTGATACAGAGTTATTTGATGCTATTACGGCTTCTCCATCAACCCCAGTAGAAGGTACTTACACAAGCGTTGTAGGTACTTATGGTTCAGGTACAGGTGGTACTGGTGGACAAGATATTGATGCTACTATAGAAGTAAGTGCTCTTCAAACAGTTACATCGATTATAGTTACAGGAAATTCTTCAGGAGTATTCCAACCAGGTAATAGACTTACATTTGCTGGTTCTGATTTAGGAGGCACTGGTTCATTAATTGTAACTCTAAGAGCAGCAGATATTACAGGTGATACATTAGCATTTACAGCTACTACAGATGTAAATATAGAAGGGGGTTCAATCGTAAACGCTTCTGATGGTCGTCCACCATATGCAATATTTAGATCAAATGTTACTAAAACTGCTTTAGCAGAATAGTAAAAATAAACATAATATTTCTCGTGGGAGGTTTGGCTTAGCTAAA